GGCGCGGGGCATGGTACGACAAGGGCCGGGCAGTGCTGCACCTGGGCGATCGCCTTTTAATAGACGGCAAACACAGCGCGATCGCAGATCATGACAGCGGGTTTATTTACACCAAGCAAGCACCACTTGAGCACGGGGCCGATTCCGTACCGGCTACCGATACCGCGGCGATCGACATAGCAGAACTGTTTGAACAACTAAACTGGGTTAAGCCAGTGCACGCTCAACTGCTCGCTGGCTGGTGTATCCTGGCCCCTATCTGTGGCGCGCTGTCATGGAGGCCGCACATCTGGATAACCGCACAGCGGGGCGCTGGCAAGTCGTGGGTGCAGGATCACATCATACAGCCGCTTCTAGGGCCGTCCGCGATGATGGTTCAAGGCAGCACAACAGAAGCAGGTATACGCCAGAAGCTAAAAAGCGACTCTAGGCCCATCGTGTTTGACGAAGCCGAGAGCGAAGACCACCGCAGTCAAAACCGCATGCAGACAGTAATAGAGCTGGCCCGGCAATCATCAAGCGACAGCACGGCAGAGATCATTAAGGGTACTGTGAACGGCAACGGCATGGCCTTCCGCATGCGCTCTATGTTTTTGATGGGCTCTGTAAACGTGTCGTTGTCACAGGCCGCAGACGAATCACGGTTTTCGGTGCTAACGCTAGCATCGCCCGAAAAGACGATAGAAGATAAAGAGCGATTTGATAGCTTTAGTAAACGCGTCGATAACACGCTGACACAGGACGCTTGCGCCGCTATTAGAGCTAGGGCGTACCTTATGATGCCGGTGATACGGATCAACGCTAAAACGTTCGCTAGAGCCATAGCCGAGGTTCTGGGTAGCCAGCGACTAGGCGACCAGGTTGGGACGCTTATCGCCGGGGCATGCGCCTATCATCGTGACGACAAAATCAGCCTAGAGGATGCCCGAAAGTGGGTGGCTGATATGGACTTCTCAGACGCTAAAGAAGCCGAACAAGTCAGCGACGAGGAAAGTTGTTTGCAGCGGATCTTGCAGAGCCAAGTGCGGTTTGATAGCGAACGGGGCAGCTTGTTGAGGTCTATTGGCGAGATTATAGACTGCGCCAGCGGCAAGATTGCCATGTCAGGGTTGACGCAATCGGAGTGTAACGAGGTGCTAAAACGGTATGGGTTGGTGGTTGATGGAACCGCTTTGGCGGTGGCAAATAAGCACGCAGAGTTAGAAAAATTGCTATCAGGTACACCTTGGGGGGCTGGCTGGCGTCGCATTTTGGGCCGCATTGAAGGTGCCGAGACTTCAAGACTTCCGGTTAGGTTTGCGGGAACGAGAAGTCGTGCAACAAGGATTCCTATTAGCTTCTTTAATTAGAATGGTGTGAGGCGGCGAAAGCCGCCACCACATCACATCACATCACGTCTTCTTCTTTGCCCTCCTCTTCCGAATAATCTACGCCCTTCAAATACTGCTCAAGCGCAATATTGATTAATACCGTCAGAGATCGGCGGTCTTTTTTCGCGTATTCAACCGCTTTTCTCTTCAAGTCGCTTTCTAGAAAAAATACGGTTCGTTCTTTGCTTGTTTTCATTTGTGCACCTGTTGGCTCGGTTAGTGTAATAGGGAGTGCAATAGTTGTGCGCTCTTTGACTCAACCATAATAACACAAAATAGTTACAGTTTAAGTGCATTTTATGTTGATAACAGGCACAAGTTAGTTATTTTTGGTGCACTGTAGGCACAAACCTAACGCACCATTGAATCGAACCAACATTGTGCCAACCTTGTGCTAACTTTAATATAAATGTATAATTTTATGTGCATTTTATGTGCATAATATGTGCATTACGTCATGTGACTAAATGGTGCACACTAAGTGCACAACAGGTGCGCTGTTTTAATGAATATTCGCTTTGGGCGTCACGCTTTCGTGCCACTGTACCGCCCTGTGACGCATAGCGTTCCGGGGTTTTCTTTATATATCATGGGTTTACACCAGCCGGTACGTTTGACACGGTACACGGCACACAACAGAGCCAACCCCCATGAAATAAAAAGTGATGAAAATTTATGACTTTTATAGACACTGTTCTATACATATCTTTTGAAATTGTATGTTATATGTACCGTTTGTGTTAAGCCTTAGTCTCGCAAGGGCTACAGCCGGCACACTAGGTTTTTCAAAGCGTGCCAAGCGTACCGGGCATAATAACCCCTTGCACCTCCCCACTTGTGTTAAATATTAAACCATCAACCCAAACCACAAAAAGGAAATCACCATGAGCGAACACATCGGAAACTACAAAGACCTTAACGGCGACACAGTGCGCGTGACCTTTGAGAATCGCCGGTATTACTACGAGACAGTAGACGGCACGCCGGACCGCTATGTTAGCCACCAGGGTCCAGATACAGACCCGAACGCTGGTGCGCATCGCATGAACATCAGCCAAGCCGACATCAACAAGCTGTGCAGTGCGCCTAAACCCGCGGCACTATGCCCAGTCTGCCAGGCCACCGTTACAAGCTGGCACGAAGAGGATCTGATAGAGCAGAAGGGCCATTGCGCAGATTGTGAGGTGCAGGAAGCGCATGACAACAAGGAGAAAACAAAATGAAATACGGCAGCGTGTGTTCTGGCATTGAAGCTGCTACCCAGGCGTGGCACCACATGGGCTGGAAGCCGTCATTCTTCAGCGAAATCGACGCTTTCCCCTGCGCAGTTTTGCAGCACCACTATCCGAAAGTACCGCTTCACGGCGACTTCACAACGATTCAGGACGGCGATTATGAGCCAATTAACCTTCTTGTCGGAGGAACTCCCTGTCAGTCCTTCTCAGTCGCTGGCCTTAGAAAAGGACTGGATGACCCGCGTGGCAACCTCATGCTTGGGTTCGGTGCGCTTGCTAAACGATTACGCCCCACATGGCTGGTATGGGAGAACGTCCCCGGCGTCTTGTCAGCTAACGGAGGAAGGGATTTTGGAACCTTCCTCGGGATGCTGGCAGAGCTCGGGTATGGGTTCGCCTACCGAGTTCTTGACGCTCAGTTCTTCGGCGTGGCCCAAAGACGCAAGCGTGTGTTTGTTGTCGGATACCTTGGTGACTGGCGACCTGCCGCAGCGGTACTTTTTGAGCGCGAAAGCCTGTCAGGGAATCCTGCGCCGAGCAGAGAAGCGCAACAAGAAGTTACCGGAACGCTTAGCCGTCGCACTTCAGGCGGGGGCGGAATGGGAACAGACTTTGAATGCGCCGGAGGATTGCAGCCAGTAAACACTTATCAAAATGTCAGCCATTGCCTGAATGCCGGGGGTATGGGGCGCATTGATTATGAAACCGAATCTTTTGTGGTTCATGGCACACAAGACCCCTGCACCGGTAGTCAGGCGTTTGCCCTTGGTCGCAACAACGGTGCAGAGAATGCGGTATGCGTCACCGGTCAAGTCGCACACACGCTGCGAGGCGAAGGGTTTGACGCAAGTGAAGATGGAACAGGGCGTGGGACGCCAACCATCAGCCAAGGCATGGCCGTTCGCCGATTAACGCCAATCGAGTGTGAGCGCCTACAGGGCTTTCCCGATTCGTTCACTCAAGTCCCATACCGCAACAAAACCGCTAAAACTTGCCCGGACGGACCTCGTTACAAAGCTCTGGGCAATTCAATGGCCGTGCCTTGCATGAAATGGATAGGCGAGCGCATCCAGCAAGTGCAGGGAGCCACACAGGCCACGAACACCGATTAACCTAAGCTACCCTACCAACACGACTAGAAGGCCCGCACAGGGCATTGGAGAACGATATGAGCAATCCAGATTGGGCAGAGGCACCGGAAGGCGCGACGCATTGGGACACACTCGCGGATGTTTTCTGCACGGTTGACGGTTGGTGGCATAAAAATCAATATGTGCCGGTTGAAAACAAGGACTGGGGAACCGACCGCTACACGCCGCGCCCTTCATGCCAAACCGACCGCACCCAACTAGTAACAGCCCTAAACCAGCTAAGGGGCGAGACTGATATGGGCGTGGTGGCTGATGTTATTCTGTCAATTGGCTTTACGCTTAAAAGTTAATGGTGGTACAGTAGTTCTAACACGGCCCTGATCCTGCGCAAGCTTGCTGAGGGGTTTTAATTAGGCAGCAGACGTGTTGCAAGTCCTCCCGGCCTCTTTGCTTGCATACGCCGGATGGGCGACCCAAGTTTTCAGCCTGCCGACGGCGATGTAGTCGGATGTGCTAAGCCTGATGTGCGCATCTGTAACAGGCACCTTTGCCCGCTAATTTTAGGGGTCTTTTTTTGTAAAAGTTATGCTATAATGTTTTTAGGTTGTGATGGCCTATTAAGTGGAAGGTTAAAACAGTTAGTGCATTTTCTCGGAGGCGACCTTTCCCGCCAACATCACCCGAGTCAGTGCGCTAACTTTTTTTATGGGAAATTTATTATGAAAGAAATAAGCACTGTTAGCGTTCAGACTATGAGCAGCCGTGAGATTGCGGAAGTGGTCGGGGCTCGCCATGACAGCGTTAAGCGAACAATAGATCGCCTGACGGAAAAGGGCGTGATAGCGTTTACACCATCGGTGGAACCGACATTAGGCGGCGGGAACCTCGCCTGCGTATACCACGTAAACAAACGCGACAGCTACGTAGTGGTTGCGCAGCTATCACCCGAGTTCACTGGAAAGTTAGTTGACCGGTGGCAGGAGCTTGAGGCCACGGATCAGGATCGTGAAATTGAGGCACTGCCTGCTAACTACATCCAGGCACTAGAAGCACTGATAGAATCCGAAAAGCAAAAGCAGATAGCCATAGATACAAAGGCAGAAATTGGAACCCGCCGAGAAGCCACTGCAATGAACACGGCAAGCACGGCAACCAAGCGGGTTAACAAATTGGAAGTTGAGCTTGATCAAAGCAAGATGTGGTCAACCGTGAAGCGAATGGAAATTATGACGGGACTAAAATTTGATTGGCGAAAACTTAAAGCCGCTGAAAGCGATTTAGGACACGCAAGGAAAGACGTATATGATGCAAATTATGGAACCGTGCGTAGTTATCACTCGGAAGCATGGAAAGAAGCGTACGCCCTGGAAATAAATCAAGGGCAACAGGCAATCTAGGTAAAGAAGCCCTGCACTAAGCGGGGCATTTATTTATTGTGCAATGGTGTATAATTGGTGTATGGAAAAAGACCCGTAGGCAGACCAAGAACAACCGTAGAAGACCTTCCGCCAGATTGGGAGCAGATCATTATGGACTGCGGACAGGAGGGCGGGAGCGCTGTTGAGGTGCGATGCTTGCTTGGCATAGGCGAGTCAGGATACGGAACTTTACTAGAAGATTCGGCAGAATTTCGGCGAACCGTAAAGCGAGCGCAAGACTTGTGCCAAGTTTGGTGGGAGCGTCAAGGGCGGAAAATGACGACAGGCGCGGACGGCAACGCAACAGTCTGGATCTTTAACATGAAGAACAGGTTTAGTTGGCACGACAAGCAGCAGGTAGACCACACAAGCTCAGACGCAAGCATGACCCCCAAAGACCACGGAGCCGCCGTTCTAGCCGCATTGCGTGCCAAGCATGACCCCAAGTGATGTAGCAGAGAACAGAGCCGACCTACTAACTTTTACTCGAACAATGTTCCATGCGCGCAAGGGCACAGACATAAAGCGAAACTGGCACCAAGATGCAATATGCAATGCCCTTGAGCGCGTCGTTATTGGTGACTGTAAGCGGTTAATTATTAACGTCCCACCGCGATCAGGAAAGACAGAGCTGGCGGTAATCAACTTCATTGCCTGGTGCATGGGCAACTTCCCAGACTCCGAGTTCATACATGCCAGCTATTCAAAGCGCCTAGCCACGGCCAACGCTTACGCCGTTCGAGCTATCATGCAGCATGAGAGGTATCTGGAGGTATTCGGGCACACGTCAATGTCTGGCGATTCACGCGCCAAGGATGAGTTTAGAACGGCGCAAGGCGGCATCGTCTACGCTACCGGCGCGGAAGGAACAATTACGGGCTATGGCGCGGGCAAGATGCGTGCCGACTTTGGCGGGGCGATTATCATTGATGACCCTCACAAGGCTGGTGAAGCCAACAGCCCAACGATGCGGCAGAACGTGCTGGACTGGTTTGCCACCACAATGGAAAGCCGCAAGAACAGCCGTGACACTGCCATCATCGTCATAATGCAGCGGTTGCACGAGTCAGACCTTAGTGGCTGGCTACTTGACGGCGGCAACGGCGAGGACTGGGAGCACCTAAACATTCCAGCGCTTACCGAAGATGAGAAGTCATTCTGGCCTGAGCAGTTCGGGCTAGACACGCTGCACCGCATACGCGACACCAACGGTTACGTGTTTGCCGGTCAATATCTACAGCGACCAGCCCCAATAGGCGGCGGCATATTCAAAGATGAGTGGTGGCAGTATTATAAAGTCCTGCCCAAAATCAAATACCGTGCCATCTACGCAGACACCGCACAGAAGACCAAAGAACAGAACGACTACAGCGTGTTCCAGTGCTGGGGCATGGGCGAAGACGGGCGCATATACCTGATCGACATGGTGCGCGGCAAGTGGCAAGCACCGGAGCTGCTAGTAATTGCCAAGGCGTTTTGGGATAAGCACAAAGCAGAGCCTCGCATTATGGGTACGCTCAGGCAATTCAAGGTAGAAGACAAGGCAAGCGGAACCGGCTTGATTCAGCAGCTAAAGCAGAAGAAGGTTCCAGTCGACGGAATACCCCGAAGCATAGACAAGGTGTCTAGGGCTATGGATGCTGCACCCCATGTTCAGGCGGGAAACGTAGTATTGCCAGAAGACTCAGAGTGGTTGTCTGATATACTAAACGAAGCAACAAGTTTTCCGAATGCTTCGCACGATGATACACTTGACCCGATGATGGACGCCGTATCTGATATGCTAATCGAAAAACAGCGGCCAAGTTACGCCGATCTACTATAGGACATAACATGCCCAGCTTCCCCCGCAGATTCGCAGACGGCATCACCAGCCTCACCAACAAGCTGGCCAACCGTCGCAACGCCCAGTCAAGCAACCGCATGACCAGTAGCCGCGTTGACTGGGATGAGCTGCGGG